TGGAGTGAGAGAGATGCTCGCCGAATACAGTGGCACCCAGGCCGATGGATGTCGCGCGCGCAGCGGGGTCGGAGAAAAATCGGTCCATCAGTTCCACCTGTCGCCGGCGCTTTTCTTCGGTCCGAGCGGCCTGCTCGGATTCCTGCGCTGCGAGGTGCTTGTCGAGCGCCTCTCGCAACGGGTCTGCCTCGGGCAGATGAGGGGGGGCCAGCGGGATGTGCTGACCGCTGAGTGCTGGCTCCCCGTTCGTCTGCCGGTATGCCTCTACGCCTTCCGGGGCCACCCCCGCGAGGAACTGGCGGTGCAACTCGCGCAGTTGCTCTAGCGCCACGACTTGGTCGGACTCATAAGCCTGTTTCGCCGCTCGCAATTCTGCCAAGCGTCGCGAGAAAGCTGTCGCGCCATCTGCCGGAGCGTCGGAAAATGCGCCGGGCACCTTGTGGGAGCCAAAGTGTTGCTCGTGGGTCAGGTCCGCTGTGAGCGTGCCATCGCCTGCAACGACTAGCATCTGAGTAGCGCTGCGGAACTGGTCCGCCGTGATCTCAATGGTCTGTACCTGTTGGCGAGCTACCGGCTGGCCTGTGGCCGCCATCTGCGCGCGCTGCGCTGACTCTGTCAGCATGTAGGTGATTGTGGCTTGCATTGCAAGTCCTCTTTTCCGGGCGGTATCCGCCCGCACCCGGCACCCGCGACGATGCCGGACGCGCGCGAATTACGCCGTAATCCACTGCTCGCCTCGCGGCGCGAGCGCGATGCCAGGGATGATCTCGATGCGGATATTGGCTTGGGATTCGTCGGCCGAGCGCAGGATTGCGCGGCGTTGATTGCGGGTGAGTTTGCTTGTCATGGCCTATGGCCTCTTTTCTGCCAGCGATGCTGGCCTATCTACCTTACATCTTGATTATGTAGCAGAGCAGAAAATAAGTCAACTTGAAAATGTAGCACGCGCGAACATTTGATATAATTCCCAAATGTAGACAAGCGGACCAATCCTCACAAGCGGACCACATAAAGATGAAAAGGACACGCGGTATCCGCGGATCGGCCGCGGCAGCAATGGCGGCAGCCCTTACAGGCGTCGCGTGGTGCGGCGGAGGCCCGGCTTGATTGTACTACAATCCAGTGAACTGTATTAAACATGGCGAAGGTCAAAGAGAGTTTTTCGGCGGGTGAAGCAGCGCGAATTACGGGCGTTCCGTATCGCACCTTGGACCACTGGGCAAGAACGAAATTCATTGCTCCCAGCATTGCCCAAGCTGATGGAATCGGCTCCGACAGGAAGTATGATTTCAAGGACTTAGTGGCTTTGCGAGTCGCGATTGGGTTAAGGCAGAGCGGTGTCTCAACGCAAGCGTTGCAACGCGTGACGGATCATCTGCGGACCTGGAAGGATGCCCGGAACAGTGAGCTTTTGGCAAATTTTAAATTGGTTGTGACTGGCTCCGACGTGCAGGTGGTTTTCGGATATGACGAGATGGTAAGTGTTCTGAAGAAGCCCGGACAGTCCGCCTTCGCCTTCACGGTAGACATAGGGCGAACCGTTCAGGAAATCAAGCAAAGCATTCTGGCGCTCCGATCTGCTGCTTGAGATTTAAGGGCGCTTAGCGCGTCCTCCTGATTTCTTCTTACGCTTCGCGGCGATCTGCCGGAAATACTCGCTTCCACGTTCCGCCGTCTTCATGCCGCCACGTTGGCCAAGTGAAACAGCGGAGGATGGCGCAGCAATGAGATCGTCAGTCAGCGCGAGTGCAGACGCGAGAAGCTTCGCCGCTGCGTTTGCACCGCCCTTCGCGGTTCCTACCGTCGTGAGAACCATGTGAGCTTCGTCGATCAAATTGCGGAGGGCTTGCAGGTCGCGTTCATGGTCGTTCGCTGGCATGCTTAAAGAGTAAGGCGGCCTCGCCGAACAAGCAAGCGGTTGCTGAAAACCATCAACGCACTTTTAGGACACCACCAGATCGCCGGAGCCAACCAAATTAAAATGGGAACCGCGAAGGAAAAACAGAGCTTTTCGGCGGGCGAAGCGGCTCGAATCGCGGGTGTTCCTTACGGCACGTTGGACTATTGGGCGCGGACCAAATTCATCACGCCAAGCCTCGCGGAAGCGGATGGGGTAGGATCGGATAGGCGGTATGATTTCAAGGATTTAGTAGCCCTCCGCGTCGCGAAAGAACTTAGACAGGCCGGTGTGTCCACGCAGGCTTTACGCCGCGTGATCGAGTGTTTGAGGACGCTGAAGAACCGGAACACGAAAACTCTTCTGGCAGAATCGCATTTGGTTGTGACCGGCTCGGATGTCCACCTCGCAGTCGGCCCGGAGCACTTGGTGAGTGTGCTTACGAACCCTGGTCAATCCGTGTTCGCCTTTACGGTTGACATCGGTCGGACAATCCGGATACTCGAACGAGACGTTGAGGCCCTCAGGGCGGCCTAAGATCAGGCGCGTTTCTGACCGAGTAATCTGCTAAATCTGTGTGGCTGATTTCCTGAGAGCTTTTCGTCCTCATTCCCACTAACTTTTTGCTTGCTTCTAGGTATCTTCCGACTAAGTATCACAACTCAGACGGCCGATTATCTGGTTCTCGACTCATGGACTCGCCCGCTTGGAACAACAAATTGTTCTTCGGCGACAACCTCAAGGTGTTGCGCGAAGAGATCCACGACGAGTGCGTCGATTTGGTCTATCTGGACCCTCCTTTCAATTCGAGTGCCAGCTATAACGTCCTGTTCTCAGAGAAGAGCGGTGAACGTTCTGCCGCGCAGATAACAGCCTTTGAAGATACGTGGCATTGGGGACACGAGTCGGACGGGGCGTATCACGAGGTTCAACTCGCCGGTGGTCGCTTGGCGCGACTACTCGAGGCGATGCGCGCATTTCTCGGCCAGAACGATATGATGGCGTATTTGGTTATGATGGCTCCCCGCCTCGTTGAGTTGCGTCGCGTGCTCAAGCCTAACGGAAGCCTCTATCTCCATTGCGATCCGAACGCGAGCCATTACCTAAAACTGCTTTTGGACGGAATCTTTGGACCCGAAGCGTATCGGAATGAGATTATCTGGAAGCGGACCAGTGCGCATGGGAATGCGAGTCGGAAATTTGCAGCAGTTCACGACGTACTCTTGTTTTATTCGAAGTCTGAGCGCACCATTTGGAACGCTCAACACACACCTTACAGCGATGCCTATGTCGCCGAACATTTTGTCCACCTCGATCCGGATGGCAGACGCTTTCGACGTGTTGACCTTCGGAATCCAGGCGTTCGGCCTAACCTTCATTACGATTATGCAGCGAGCAACGGCAGAATCTACAAGCCCCATCCCAACGGCTGGGCCGTCTCGCAGGAAGTAATGCGCGCACTTGATGGCCAAGGGCGATTATTTTTTCCCGCCAAGAAGGATGGTCGATTGAGACGAAAGATTTATCTCGACGAGAGTCCAGGGGTTCCGGTCACCGACGTATGGGATGATCTTCCGCCAATTCACGCGAGCGCTCAGGAGAGGCTCGGGTATCCAACGCAAAAGCCCGAGGCTCTCCTTGAGCGAGTTATTCGAGCGAGTTCTAACGAGGGTGACGTTATACTCGACGCGTTCTGCGGCTGCGGCACGGCGATCTCTGTGGCGGAAAAAATGAACAGGCGGTGGATCGGCATCGACATCACGCACCTCGCGATCGGGCTTATTCGCCATCGAATGAAGTTTGCCTTCGGCGCGGAGCTTGGTGCCTACGACGTTAAGGGAGATCCGAAAGACTTGGCGGGAGCGAGAGCACTCGCGCAATTGGATAGATATCAGTTCGAATGGTGGGCACTCGGGCTAGTAGGCGCGCGCCCGGCCCATGATCGCAAAAAGGGTGCGGATCGCGGTGTGGATGGTTATATTCCGTTCTTCATCGACAATTCGGGGATAACGAGGCGGGCGGTCGTCCAAGTGAAAAGTGGCCACGTCAATCGGAGCCAGATCGGCGACCTGAATAGCGCTAGGATGCGCGAAAAAGCGGACGTCGCCATTTTTGTCACGCTAGAACCCGCGACGAAGCAGATGTTCCAAGAAGCGGGTGCGGCTGGTTTCTATGAGATCGATTATTATCGGCGCGTCCCGCGCGTCCAGATTCTTACGATTGCAGAGTTGCTGGATGGCGGCAAACCAGAACTGCCTGCGGTAGCAGTGCTAGACACCTATCGCAAGCCCCCGACTCGCCACAAAGGCAAAGAAGCGCTTCAGGCCGATCTCTTCAAGAGAGGGGCTTGACTATTAGGAGAGCAGGCACAGATTCAGCGCATCGCCTTCTAACTTTGTTTGCGTGGCCTTCCACCTCTGCGGTTTTTTCGGAGCGCGGCTATGCGAGCGTAATATTCCGGCCCGCGCTCCGCAGTTTTCGATCCGCCCTTCGCTCCGAGAGCGGCTGCACCAGTCTTTAAAGGGTCTGCAAAGCGCTCAATGAGGTCGCTCGATAGCGCAAGCGCCGCGTTCAGGGATTCTCGGGCCGATGCAATAGATGGATGGGGGGCGGGAATCGTGGCGAGAACGAGATCGGCTTGATTAATAAGATTTCGGAGCGCCTTGAGGTCGCGACGCGCGGAGGTGCTTGCCATGCCTTAATCGTAACCCGAAAGCAAGCGATTGCTGTTATGGCAAGAAAACCGCATCAACGCACTTTTAGGACACTACCAGATCGCCGGCTTCGGGAAAATTTGATTCCTAAACTATAGTTTGGGGAAGACTCGGCGAAAAATTCGCACCCTTCCTTAATATAAATTCTTAATAGTTATTTCTTGTAATAGAAATACTTTCTTATAAATCTGGATGTATGGAATGGGAAAGGTGCGGAAAACCCAAAATCCCGTTCCATCCATCCACCCAAAAACTGAAAATCGAAAACGGGACGCCGAATAAAAACCCTGATGCTGGCGCACAGCCGCGCGCTGTCGCGTCCGAGAACGGGAGATGGTCCGTTCCATCCCCCAACGTTTTTTCGGCGCCTTAAATCGCGTCTAATCGCGAAGCCAAACCTACAGTTTGGGTTAGAACAAAACGACTCTTGCGCCAGCGCAAGAATGCGTTTATTCTGGCTTCCGTGGGAACCTTCTGGAGGTACTTCACCGAGCTTTCAAAACGCCTCAACTATCTCGAGTTCGTGATCGTCGGAAACCTGCTTCTTCCCGCCGACGCGGCGAGCCTCGACGAACTGAGCATCATTCATTTCTCCGCGTGGGATCGCTGAAGAATCTCGCGAACGCTCGAGGCGTACCATTTTCGGCCGCCCTGCTTTCGCTTGATGCACGATTCATTGAGCCGCTCGGCGATCGCGGTCAGAGTGAGTTTCTGGCGGCGCCAGTCCCGAATCTTTTTAATGATCACGGCCTCGCGCGGATCGACGACGAGCCTGTATTTTATTTTTCCGTTGACAACTTTATCGCGAATCCGATGGAAGCCGAACGGGGCGTGCCCATAGGATTTTCCGCGAGATTTGAGATGGCGGAGCGCGTCGCGCGTTCGTTCGCCGATGGTCTCGCGCTCCCACTGGCTGACGGAGACGAGAATATTGATCACCAGCCGGCCGGCCGCGGTTTTGGTGTCGAGGGAATCGGCGACGCTGACAAGCGCGACGTCGGCGCGGTCGAAGCGATCGAGGAGTTCGGCAAGATCACGAACGCTGCGGGTGATGCGGTCGAGCTTGGCGATGATGACGCACTGCACTTCGCGCGAGTCCACTAGCTTCAGAAGGCGGTCCATGCCGGTGCGATCGAGCGTCTTGCCAGACTCATCGTCGGCGATAATTTCGATGAGCTCGACGTCCTGCGCGACGGCCATGCCTCGGATCTTGCGTTCCTGCGCTTCGAGTGAAATGCCCTCTTTAGCCTGCTGTTCGGTGGAGACACGGACGTAGCCGATCGCCTTCACGTGCTCCGTCGGTTTGACTTTAGGAATGGTTCGCATCTATGGGCATCGTCACGTTGCGGGGCCGTGAATAAAGGCGATGAGGCACCATATCTGATACAGCGTTGGGACTTTGCTGTAAATCGTCGGTGGGAAATACAGCCGCGAACGGAGCTGTAAAAACATTCCGGGACTCCGTCGGAACTTTTTCGGGTCCTTCCTGGCGCCGCGGCGCGCGCGCATTCTTTTTTCGCGCGGTCGGGGTAGTTTTTATTGGGAAAAATGGGTTACCGGTTACCACGCTTTGAAACAATTCTCAGGAGATTGCGGCGGAAGCTGTCGTGGAATTTGCCGGGCTGGAAGGTCGACAACTTAACAGGCAGGCATCGGCCAAGGGTTGTGTTGGTCCGGAATTCCTGGAGATGGCGGACCTCGGAATCGGCAAAGAGAGTGTGCAGGAGCAGGCCGGTCTTGCCGGCGCGGATGACGGCAACTGTTTCGCGGCGGTACATGCAGATTTGACCGATGGCGTGGGCGCCGGATTTTTGGAGCGAGCAGAAGAGGGTGGCGTAGGCGTCCTCCTGGTCACCGTCGGGATGGACGTGATAGTGGTGATCGAAATAGGTGGGATCGATCGCGGCGGTGAACCGGACGATCTTGACGATGGAGCTGCTCGGCGGCTTGGCACGATTGAGATCGTCCTTGGTGATTTCGCGGCCGGTGAAGAAGAGCTTCGTTTCCGAGGGTTCGCTGGCGGCTCTTTGTTCTGAGCAGAGGGACTCGGCGCGCGCGGCGCTTGAGAGTTTTACCGGGATGGCCACGCCGGCGAAGAGAATCGTGCCTTTCCAGACAGTATGCGGCATTGCCTCTTGACAATAGGTCGCGTCCGCGCAGCTAAATTTCCCGTAAATCCTTCATGTTGAAGGTTTCGCAGAAAATAGCGCGTCCGGTTTTCGCCGCAACCACTATAGGATGGAGGCGAAATGAACCCGCTTCACGATGCGGGGTCGCTGCTGAGCGGGGTGGCAGCGATCGCCGGCATTGCCGGGGCGCTGATCGGCCTCAAAATCGCGCTGGCAGTCCAGGAGCTGCGCACGGATATCGAGAAGGCGCGACGAGAGGATCGCGAAAAGATCGAGGAATGGGTGGAGGAGCGGTTTATCCGCCGACACCAGAGCGTTTAAGCTGATCCCTCTTGAAATGGCGAACCTCCATCCCGGCGCTTGCCGGTATGGGAGACGTGCGCGTCGAGGACGAGAACGGGGCATTCCTGGGATTCGCCGACGAGACGACGGCGCGCGAGCTGATCGCGGCGGGCCTGGTTTCCTTCGAGGGCGGCGCGCAGCGCTGTGTGCGACGGAAGGTGCCAGGGCGCGGGGACCTGGGATCAGATCCGATGCGCGGAGGGTTTCCTTCGCCGTTCGAGAGGATCGTCGCGCAGGAGCGGCGGCGGCTGGTTGCGGAATGGTGCGAGCGGCTGACGGGCAGGCAGCGGTACCTAATCCGGCTGCGCTACCACCACGATCTGACCTTCTACCAGATTGGGATGGCGATGCGGATCAGCGACGAGGCCGCGATGAAGATGCACCGGAGGGCGCTCGATGAGCTCGAAGCGCAGGCCAGGGCGGCGGGGATCCACGGCCTCAAAGACGTCTAAGCCTGAATCGCGCGCCGCTCCGCCCTCGGCGAAGCTCAGCGCGCGCGAGGCAGCGCGGCGGGCGGGGATTTCGCATGTTGCGCTGCTGAAGGCGGAGAAACGCGGGCGCATCAGTTCGCGCGATCCAGAGGTAATCCGGTGGACGCTGAAGCAGAAGCCGAAGGGCGACCTGGCGGCGGCGGTGCTCGCCGAGAAGCAGGCAGCGGCGAAGCTGAAGGGGCTGCGGTATCTGCGCGAGAAGGGGTCGCTGGTTTCGCGCACGGCGGTGAATGCGCATATCGAAGGGATGATCATCCGGGCGCGGGATATCCTGCTGCGCATCGATTGCGACGAACGGGTGAAGGGTGAAATTAACCGAGCTCTCGGAGAGCTCGCGACGTACATGGGCTGAATTGTGGTCGCCGCGGAAGCGGATGCCGCTTTCGCAATGGGCGGAGAAAAATCTCACGCTCTCGACCGAATACGCCGCCGAGCAAGGGCAGTTGAGGCTGTTCGGGTGGCAACAGGAACTGTTCGACAGCTTCACGGACCCGGCGGTTTCGACGACAGTCCTGATGTGCGGGACGCAGCTCACCAAGACGCTGTTCATCCAGGCTTGCCTGGCTTACGTCGCGGTGGAAGATCCGGGACCGGTGCTGATTGTCGAGCCTACGACCGGGGACGCGAAATCGTTTTCGAAAGAGCGGCTGGCGCCGATGCTGCGGGACTCGGCCGTGCTGCATGGAGTCTTCAGCGAGGGCAAGAGCCGGTCGAGTTCGAACACGATTCAGGAGAAGTCGTTCAAGGGCGGCATGCTGGCGCTGGTGGGCGCGCAGGCTCCGGGGAACCTGGCGCGACGGTCGATCCGGTACCTGTTCTGCGATGAGATCGACAAGTATCCGGTGAACGCCGGCGCCGAGGGCGATCCGATCGACCTGGCGACGAAGCGGCTGGCGACGTACAAGAAGCGGCGGAAACGGGTGCTGTGCTGCTCGCCGACAGTGCTGGGGCGGTCGCGGATTGGGAAGGCTTACGAGCAGAGCGATCGGCGGAGGCCTTGGGTTGCGTGTCCTTACTGCGGCTTCGAGCAGGTTTTGACGTGGGGGCAGGTTTCAGGGGTCAGGGGACAGGGCCCGATCGGGTACGAGTGCGCCCGATGCAAGGCGATCTGGGACGATGCGGCGCGCCAGATGGCTTGCGATCGCGCTGTATGGAGAGCAGAGAAACCGTTTGTGGGCGCGGCGGGCTTCTGGATTTCGAACCTGTACTCGCCTTGGTACCGGATGGAGGAGCTGGTGGCGGAATATCGCGGCTGCTACCAGGATCGGGAACGGTACAAGGTTTTCGTCAATACGACGCTCGCGGACTTGTGGCAGGAGCAGGGCGAGACTCCGGATGAAGAGCTGCTGTTTGCGCGGCGCGAGAATTATCCGGCCGGCGATAAGACGGTGGTTCCGAAGCGCGGGCTGTTTCTGACGGCCGCGGTGGATGTGCAGGAGAATCCGCCGCGCCTCGAATATGAAGTAGTCGCGTGGGGGCGGGATCGGGAAAACTGGTCGATCGATTACGGGATCGTGCAGGCTTGGGCGGAAGCGGAGAAGGTGAATCCGCTGCCGGTGACGGCGCAGGAGCTGTGGGACGAGCTCGGGCGCGTTTTGCAGCGGGAGTATCGCCATGAGAGCGGGCAGATGATGCCGATCATGGTGATGGCGATCGACACGGGGAAGCGGCCGCAGCCGGTTTACGATTTCGCGCTGAAGCATGCGCAGGTGGCGTACACGGCAACCGGCCTTTACGTGAATGCGCCGCGCACGGTGGTTCCGATCAAGGGGTCAGACGATGCATGGAAGGTGATCTCGTCGGTCTCGAAGGAAGATGCAGCGAGGAAGCGGCAGAATGTGCGCATCGTCGGGATCGGGACGCATCGGGTGAAGCAGGAGCTGTACGATGCGCTACGGCATATCCGGCCGAAGACGGACGGGTCGGCGGTTGCCGGGTGCTATCACTTTCCTACGCTTTACGAGAAATCGTATTTCGAGGGGTTGTGCTCAGAGAAGCGGGTGGTGAAGGCGAACGGCGAAGTCGTTTGGGAGAAGACTCCGGGCGTTCGGAATGAGCCGCTGGATCTGAAGGTTTACAACCGCGGGGCGGCGGCGGTGTTTGGGATTGACCGGTTTGAGCGGGATGAGGCGGTGTGGAAGCGGTTTGAAGAGGCGCTGAAGCCGCTGGTGAGCGATCAGGGGCCGGCGAGCTCGTCGAACCCTGGGGGGACTGGTCCCAGCAAGCCGGCGGGACCGATTCGGCCGGTGCGGTTTCGACAGGGGTGACGAATGGCGGAATGGACTGGCACGGACCTGGCGCGGATCGACGCGGCGATCGCTTCGGGGGTGAAGGAAGTTCGGCTGGCGAACGGGCGGACGGTGGTCTATCAGTCGATCGACGATCTGCGGAAGGCGCGGACGGAGATTCTGACTTACCTGGGATCGCAGAGCTCGCCGCCAGTGCGGCAGTTGAGGGTTTTCACGGACAAAGGATGGGGGAACTGATTGAAGCGGCCACCGATCACGATTAAGATTCCGAGGACGGCGCCGGCGGCGGTCTCGGAGAAGGTCCTGTTTTATGGCGGCGCGGCGGCGATTGCCTATGGGGCCTGGCTCATTTTTCATCCGGCGGGTTTCATTGTCGCGGGTGTGTGGGCTATCTGGCATAGCTTGCACGTTTCGGTGGCGCGCGACGAATAGTTAGATGAATCCAATTCGGCTGGCGGCTTCGCAGGTTTTGAGGCCACAGCGGAGGTTTGCCTCGAATGGGGCGCCATTTGAGGCGGCGGGAACTGGGCATCGCGGCGGTGGATGGGTAACTACGCGGCTCGGGCTGAACACGCTGCTGTTTTCGAGCGGCGAGATTCTGCTTTCGCGGGCGCGCGATGCGATCCGGAATACGCCCTTCGGGGCCGCGGCGATCGATAGCTACGTGGCCAATTCGGTCGGGCGCGGGATCCGGATGGTGCCGATGCACGAGGACCATGCGGTGCGCGAGAAGATCACTGCGGTGTGGAACCGGTGGTGCGAGGAATGCGACGTCGAGTATGAGCCGCGGAATCCAGGGTCGGGACAGTCGAATTTTTACGGCATTCAGGCGATCGCAGGACGCGAGGAGTTTGAGGCCGGCGAGGTTTTCGTCCGGTTCCGGCGGCGCCCGAGCTCGGACAGGCTGACGGTTCCGTTGCAGCTCGAGCTGATGGAGAGCGAGCAGTTGCCGCTGTGGCGGAATTCACCGGCGATTCTCATGGATGACAAGAACATCCTGCGCATGGGAATCGAGTACCGACCGGATGGGCGGCGCGAGGCGTATCACTTTTTTAAGGCGCATCCCTACGAGACGATGTTTTACCCGCTCGACGGGTTGAGCGTGGAACGGATTCCGTCGACAGATATTCTGCACGTCTACCGGCCGCTGCGCGCGGGGCAGATGCGCGGGCAGCCGCGCCTCGCGGCGGTGCTGACGACGCTGCACGAGATCGACGGGTATCACGACGCAGAGATTCTGCGGAAGAAGACCGCGGCGATGATCACGGGTTTCATCAAGAAGAACTCGCCTACGGATCAGATCCTGCCAGAGAACATAACCGGCGTCGCAGGGCAGCAGTTTGTAAATAACGATCCGCTGTCGACGGTTTCGAAGCTCGAGCCGGGGACGATGAATGTCCTGTTCCCGGGCGAGGACGTGACCTTCGCGCAGCCGACGCAGGACGGGGATTTCGACAAGGTGATTCGAGTGGGGCTGCGGGCATTCGCGGCCGGCGCGGGGATCACATACGAGCAGCTCGGGGATTTGTCGCAGTTGAACTATAGCTCGATTCGCGCCGGGCTGCTGGAGTTCCGCCGGAAGATTGAGCAGTATCAGCGGCACGTTTTCATTTTTCAGTTTTGCCAGCCGGTTTACCGGACGTGGCTGCGCGAGGCGGCGATTTGCGGGGCGCTACGGCTGCCGGGATAGCTGGCCGATCCGATGCCCTATGAAAACGTGCGGTGGGAGACGCCAGGCTGGCCGTGGGTGGATCCGCAGAAAGACATCGATGCTTCGCGCGATGGGATTCGCGCGGGATTGTCGACGCGGACGATCGAGTTGGCGGCGCGCGGATACGATTCGGCCGACGTGGATGCGGAGATCGCGGCGGATCGCGACCGAGCCGACAGGCTCGGCAACGTATACGATTCCGATCCGACGAAGGTGCTGATCGGGCGGGAGACGAATCCGACGGAGGCTCCGCCAGCGCAGCGGGAGCGCGGGGAAGAGGACGAAGACGATGCTCAATGACGATTTCACGTTTGAGGAGCCGGTGGCGGATTCGCTGGAGTGGTTCGGGATGCGGCGAAAAGGAGCCGGGAGTCGGGAGTCAGGAGTCAGAATTCGGATGCGGAGGCGCCGGTAATGCGCGACCTGACGCACCTGGCGGGGCGCATTTTCAATACGCCACTGGCGATCTGGCGACCGAAGCTCGACGCGATTTTGCATGTGCTGGGGCCGCGGCTGGGGTTGGCTGATTTTGATTCGGTGGACATGCGGCTGCTGGATGTCCGACAGGCCGCCATCGTTACCAATGAAAAGCGCGAGCGCAAACCTTATGCGGTGACTTCGGACGGCATCGCGGTTATCGACATTGAAGGAACGCTGATCCGGAAGGCGACCGGGTTGGACGCGCTTTCAGGGCTGACTTCGTACCAGACGATCGAATCCGAATGGGTGATGGCACTGCAGGACGACGCCGTCGAGGGGATTCTGGTTTGCATCGATTCGCCGGGCGGCGAGGTCGGCGGCCTGTTCGACCTGGTGGACAAGCTGCAATCGCTGCGCGGGACGAAACCGGTTTACGCGGCCGTGTGCGAGCAGGCTTGCAGCGCGGCTTATGCGCTGGCTTCGGTGTGCGACAAGATTTTCGTCACGCAGACGGGATGCGTCGGCTCGATCGGCGTGTGGGCGCTGCATGTGGACCAGTCGGACTGGGACAAGAAAACCGGCGTCAAGTTCACCTATATTTTTTCGGGCGAACGGAAGGTCGATGGAAATCCGCATGAGCCGCTGAGCAAGGATGCGCGCGGCGATTTTCAGGATGAGATCGACCGGACGCGGGGGCTGTTCGTGGATGCCGTGGCGCGCGGCCGGAACATGGCTGCGAAGAAAATTCGCGCGACCGAGGCAGCGGTCTATTTCGGGAACGAGGGCGTCACGGAGGGACTGGCGGACCAGGTGGGAACGCCGGACGATGCGCTGGCGGCGCTGCGCTCGGCCGTGGGGAGCAAGGGGTCGGGTCAGAAGGGGAAAAAGGCAATGCCAGCTATTCCGCCGCATAAGACGGCGACTTCGGATGCCGCGTGGGACGGGCCCGCGGCGAAAAAGAATCTGCGCGAAGGGGAGTCGCAGAGCTATTACGAAAAGGCTTATGCGTTTCGCGATCCGGATAAGGACGCGGGGACGAAGGCGGCTTACGATTTCATCCACCACGAAGTTTCCGGTGACGGAGATGTCGGAGCCGCGAATCTGGAGGCCTGCGAGAGCGGGACCGGGATTCTGAATGGCGCGCGCGGCGGAACGAAGCTCGAAGGCGAGGATCGCAAGGGCGTCTACCGACATTTGTCGAAACACATGCGCGATGCCGGTAAGGAACCGCCGGAGCTGAAGAGCGAGGCGCAGGCGGCGGCAACGTTGGCTGCGGGGCTGGCGATTGAGGGTTTGAGTTTGGGCAGGACCACGGATGCGTCCGCGGTCGGTTCAGAGAAAGGGAAAGGGGCCGACATGGCTGAGGACAAAAAGAAGAAAGACGACGCGGACGCCAAAAAGAATGGCGACGACGAAGTGATGAAGGGCAAGAAAAAGGGAGACGATCCCGACGGCGACGATCCGGACAATCCGGATGACAAGAACAAGGACGACGATCCGGACGGACAGGAATCTCGCAAGGGCAAGAAAGGCGAGAAGAAAGGCGAGACGGAGGAGGGCAAGAATTGCATGCGGGATATGGCCGAGATTAACGAGATCAAGCAGCTCTGCGAGCTGGCCGGCGCGCCGGCCGAGACGGCGCTCGATTTCATCGGGAAGAATGCCAGCCTGGCCGATGTGCGGAAGGCGCTGGTGGACCGGCGCGCGGAGGCGCAGAGTTCGCAGGTGGTCTTCACGCGGCATGGTCTCGATACGGGCCGGAATTTCGCCGCACTGATGACGCAGGCGAAGGAATTCGCTCAGGCGAAGAACGTGACGCGTGAGCGGGCGGTCGAACAGATGCTGTTGGCGAATCCGCGGGTTTACGCGGAATATCGCGATGAGCATAAACGGCGCGGGCTGATGGCGCAGCTTGGAATGCTGGACATGTCGCAGCTCGGCAATTTCCAGGCGCCGGGAATGCAGGCGGCGCAGCCGACGCAGTACGACGTTCACGTGAACACGCCGCTGACCGATATCAGTGTGGCCTTCATTCAGAAAGAAGCGGCCTTCGTGGCCGTGGATGTTTTTCCGAATGTGCCGGTGGTGAAGCAGAGCGATCTGTACTACCAGTACACGCGGGCCGACTGGAACACGGCGAAGTTCCAGCCGCGCGGTGAAGACGGACGGTCGGCGGGTGCCGGCTACCGGGTGAGCGCGACGTCGAGCTATCTGGCCATCGTCCAGGCGCTGCACAAAGATATTCCGGACCAGGTGCGCGCGAACATGGATTCCGTCCTTTCGGCGGATCGGGACGCGACCCTTTGGCTGACGCAGCAGTATCTGATCAAACGCGAGCTCGATTTCGTGAGCAATTATTTCAACACGGGAATCTGGACTAACAATGCGGCCGGAGGCGCCGCGGTAAGCGGGACGCTGGGCCAGGCGGGCAGCGCGGTGATCTATTGGGACAATCCGGCCTCGACTCCGATTGAAGACGTTCGCAACGCTTCGCGGGCGATGCAGATTTCAAGCGGCGGCTTCCGGCCGACGGACCTGACCTTGGGCCGGGCAGTGTTCGATCACCTGCTGGACCATCCGGACATCATCGATCGCGTGAAGTACACGGGTACGGAAGGATCTCCGGCGAAGGGCACGGAAGAGATTCTGGCGGAGTTGTTCGAAGTGGAACGCGTGCACAAAATGGACGCGGTTTACAATACCGCGGCGGACGGACAGTCGGAATCGAATGCGCTGATCGGCGGGAAAAATGCGCTGCTGACGTACCGGCCGGCGGT